TTTTAATCGTTCTAACTTTCAACAAGAAATACAAGAGCTGTACCAGGATTTAATATCTTTTGGTACGTCAGCTATGTTTGTAGCATCAGATGAAAAAAGTTTGGTCCGTTTTAACACCAGGCATATCAAAGAAATATATGTACAAGAAAACGAAAAAGGTATTGTTGATACTGTATTTAGAAGTTTTCATATAACAGCCAGGTCTGCTATCAATCTATTTGGTGAAGATAAGGTTAGTAAAAATATTTTAGACAAAGCTAAAAAAGATCCTTACTCAGATGTGTTGTTATTGCATGTTGTAATGCCAAGAGATAATTACAACACAGGCAAACAAGACTCAATGAACATGCCTTTTAAGTCATGCTATGTTGACCCTGAAGATGTGCATTTAATTAGTGAAGGTGGATTTAAAGAGTTTCCATACGTTGTACCTAGATATTTAAAAGCATCGTTTGAAACGTATGGTCGATCACCTGCTATGAACGCACTGCCTGATGTTAAGATGTTAAACAAAATGTCAGAGGTTGCTATCAAAGCTGCACAAAAACAAATAGATCCACCACTAATGATACCTGATGATGGTTTTATGTTACCTGTCAGAACTGTACCTGGTGGATTAAATTTCTATCGTGCAGGTAGCCGTGATCGTATTGAACCATTAACAACAGGAGCAAACAATCCTATTACACTAAACATGATCCAGGATAGACAGCTAGCTATACAAAAAACTTTTTATGTAGATCAGCTGTTAATGTCTCAAGGTGGTAACATGACTGCTACCGAAGTGTTGCAGCGTAACGAAGAAAAAATGAGATTGTTAGGACCAGTCCTAGGTCGATTACAGTCAGAGCTGTTACAACCCCTTATTGAACGAGTATTCAACATATTGATGAGAGCTAATGTATTCCAACCTGCTCCAGAAATATTACAAGGCATGACTATTGATATTGAATATGTATCACCGCTTGCTAAAGCACAAAGATCAGGTGATCTTAATTCTGTCATGCGTGGTGTAGAAATATTTGGATCACTAGCACAATTTGCACCAGTGTTAGATTATCTAGATAGTGACGGATTAGTTAAGTACGTACAAAAAACTTTAGGACTGCCTGCACGTATAATCCGTTCTGATGTTGAAGTAGCAGAAGTAAGACAGCAACGTCAACGTCAAGAAGCAGCAGTTCAACAACAACAAGAGCAAATGCAACAAGCTGAGGCTGCACAAAAAGTTGCACCTCTAGTCAAAGCTACATCATAGAAAGGCAAATATGAGTGAGGAGCAAGACCAACAACAACAAGAAAAAGTAAAACAATTAATCCAAGATTACAAAGTAACTTTTGGGCAAGAAGCAGGACAACGAGTTTTGGTTGATTTACAAAACCGATGTCATTTTCTAACAACAACAAATGTTAAAGGTGATGCACATGAGAGTGCATTTATGGAAGGACAACGTTCTGCACTATTATTTATATTAAACATGGTTAACAAAAAAATATGAAACATTTAAAAAAAGCATACGAAATTTGGTCAGCATTAAAGACTAAATATAAAATTGTCAGTGCAGTAGTGCTGGTTGTTTTATTAACTTTAATAATAACATAAGGAGAAACCTATGGCAGAAGAACAGGTAACGGCTGTCGAAGAACAAAGCCAACCGTCTGAACAAACTGCAACATCTGAACCAGTTGAAACATCCTGGAGAGATAGTTTACCAGACGATTTAAAAGGAAATGCATCACTAGAAAAATTTAGTGATGTATCAACTCTTGCAAAAAGTTATATCAATGCCGAGTCAATGATCGGCAAAGATAAAATGGTTGTGCCAGGAGAAAACACTACCGAGGACCAATGGAACGACATTTATAATAAACTAGGTCGTCCAGAAAGTTCTAACGGTTATGAACTACAAATGAACCTACAAGAAGGTGAAGTTGTTGATGAACAGTTGTATTCAGCATTTAAAGATGCAGCACATGCAAATGGCTTATCACCAAAACAGGCTCAAGGTTTATTAAATTTTTATAATGATATTAGCACTGAAGCATTAAACGAACAGGCCAACTCTGGTGTACTTGCACAAGAACAAAGCTCTCGTGAGCTGCGTGAGGAATGGGGTCGTAATTACGAAACCAATCTAAATGCTGCATCAAATGTAGCTAAACAATTTTTAGGTGAAGATGTATTTCAGATAGAATTATCTGATGGATCGTTACTTGGAGATAATGCTACGTTAATACGTGGCTTGTCAAAAATAGCTTCTATTGTTTCTGAAGATACTTTAGTTGGTGACAAAAATGATGTTGTTAGCAACGCAGGTGTACAAGAACAATTAAATAATTTGACTGCACAAGGCACAGCATATTGGAACAAACAAGATCCCAATCACGATGCTACAGTTAAAAAGGTTTTAGATTTGAGAGAACTCTTATCTGAATAATATTTAGAACAACTGGTTTACCAGCTCTAAAAGACAATAGGACAGACTATCACCTACCAGGTGTAAAATGCAAGCCAACCCCTATAGGGATAATTGACTGTTTATTTTTATAAACTTAACACAGGAGGACTCTATGAGTTCACAAATAACAACTGCGTTTGTAGAACAGTATTCATCAAACGTTAGTATGCTAGCACAACAAATGGGAAGCCGTTTGCGTGCAGCTGTGGATGTAGAATCTGTGGTTGGTAAAAACGCATTCTTTGATCAAATCGGTGTAACAGCTGCTGTTCAAAGAACATCAAGACATGCGGATACCCCACAAATCGACACTCCGCACAGCAGAAGAAGGGTTAGTCTATCCGATTACGAATGGGCAGACCTTATAGACGAGCAAGATAAAGTTCGTACTTTGATCGATCCTACAAGCAACTATGCTAAAGCAGCTGCTGCTGCTCTTGGAAGATCTATGGACGATGTTATTATCACTGCTCTAGGTGGAACAGCTGCTACTGGTGTAGCTGGTGCAACTTCAACTGCACTACCTTCAGGTAGTAAGTTTGCAACATCTGACCAATCAGACGGACTAACTATTGCAAAACTAATTGCAAGTAAAAAGTTCTTTGATCTCGGTGACGTTGATCCATCAATCCCTAGATACATTGTATGTGGGGCTACACAGATTGCTGATTTACTTAATACAACACAAGTAACATCAAGTGATTTTAACACAGTTAAAGCTCTAGCAGCTGGTGAAGTTGATACTTTTATGGGTTTCAAATTCATTATGTCTAACAGATTAAGCTTTGACGCAACCAACACGGATGACAGACTCGTTTATGCTTTCACCCAAGACGCTATTAAACTAGCTATTGGTAAGGACATCACATCTAAAATTGATGTGCGTGCTGACAAATCGTATGCTACTCAAGTTTACACTTGTATGACTTTGGGTGCTGTACGTATGCAAGAAAGCAAAGTGTTTCAAATTCCGTGCAACGAATAACATTAGGAGGTTATTATGGGTACTAAAAACTCAGACTTAGTAGCTAATTTTGAAGCTACACCACAAGTTGCCAATAGTGCTGGACTTCTACACGGTGTTGTTCGTGTGGCACAAGGAACTATAGCACTTGCTGCTGGTGACAGTGATGACAATGATATTGTTATGCTTGCACCAATACCAAGTAATGCTGTGGTATCACATATCTTTATAGGTAGTGATACATTAGGCGGTTCGTGTACTTTCAATGTTGGAATATACACTGCTGCTGGAGTAGTTAAAGACGAAGATGTATTTGCATCCTTGGTAGCCGATGAGGCTGCTATGACAGATGTTCGTTTTGAAGCTGCTAACATCAACACAGCTGGTCAACAAATGTATGAGCTTGCTGGAGACAGTTCAGATCCAAGCACGTATTACTACATTGCTGCAACTATGCAAGCAGCTGGTGGTACTGCTGGTGACATGTCTTTCAACATTCAATACGTTGTTAACTAAGCACTAATTATGAGGGCAGGTTTCGGCCTGCCTTCATTTATCAAAAGAAAATATTTATGGCATCACAAGTAGAAATATGTAACGGAGCTTTAAACCAGCTCGGAGCAACCACAATTTTAAATTTAACTGAAGATTCTAAAAATGCACGTATCCTCAACCAACGATACAATGCTGTTAGAGATCGTGTATTTAGAGAGCATCCTTGGAATTGTTTAACTAAAAGAGCTAAACTTGCACAAGACACGACAGCTCCTACTTATGAATTTACCTATGCCTACACGTTACCTTCAGACAATCTAAGAATTTTAAAGTTTGCTGATATAGCAACTTCATACGCAGTAAGTAATGATATTAATTACAAAATAGAAAATGGAAAATTATTAACAGACTCAGGTGAAGTTTATATTTTATATGTAGCTCGTATTACAGATACATCTGTATACGACACTTCATTGTCTGAAACTTTATCGGCAGCACTTGCTGCTGATATTGCTTATGCTATTACAGGTTCAACTACTGTTTTAGAATTAATGGAAGTAAAATATAAAGACAAACTTAAAGATGCTCGTTTTGCAGATGCCACTGAAGGCATGCCAGACGAGATTGATTCAGATTATCCATTTATTGCATCGAGGTATTAATGGCTCGTTCATCCTATGCTTTTACAAGTTTTGTAGCTGGAGAGGTATCACCTAAATTAGATGGACGTACTGATTTAGAAAAATATTTTAAAGCGTGTAAGACTTTAGAAAACATGATTGTGCATGCACACGGCACTGCATCAAGACGACCAGGTACAAGATTTGCATCTGAAGTCAAAACCAGTTCAGCTAAAACTAGACTTATACCGTTTGAGTTTTCAACAACACAAACGTATATGTTAGAGTTTGGCAATCAATACATACGTTTTTATAAAGACAACGGTATCATAACAGAAACAGGTAAAACTATATCTGCTATTACTAAAGCTAACCCAGGCGTAGTTACAGCTACATCTCATGGTTATTCCAATGGTGACTATGTAATTATTTCTGGTGTTGTTGGTATGACTGAGCTGAATGGTCGACAATTTAAAGTAGCCAGTGTTTCAACGCACACGTTTGAATTACAAGATATGGATGGCAATAATTTTGATACGTCATCTCTAACAACGTATGCATCAGCTGGCACTGCATTTAAAATTTATCAAATAGCAACCACCTATGCTACAGCTGATCTATTT